TTGAACACAAGCCCACCGTCAGAAACAATAGCTGGTCCTTTGACAAGAGCCAAGTACAACTGTGTCTGTAGATGCAGGGATGCTAATATCTTGTAGAACGATAGCAGCAGCTACTTCAGATCCGTCACCTGCGGATTCGTCATACTCGACGTATTTACCGCCATTAGTGACTTTACCAAGTACTTGGCCAATTTTATATTCAATGTCAGATCCTTCGCTTACTGTAACAGCAAGACGGCAGTAACCCTGTTCTGAGTATAGTTCACGTTTAAGCATGTTACTTAGACGTAGGTTTTCTGTTGCAATGAGAGTCATATTTTGTTTCTCCAATAATACGTATTATTTAAGGATTAATTATTTTTTAGTAGGGTACTGGCTTTACAAGAAAAGCACGACGTGGCCTTGCCTTGGTCGCTAGTAACGTCTTCGCCTTCAGCGTCTGCGCCTTTTTCTACAAACAGTTCACTAGCTTCAGTGGCAGTATTCATAGCTTTTAGGGTTTCAATAGTAGAAACAAAAGATTCATCGGACAGGTCTTCGAATGATTTGAAAAGCACTTCAGCTTTCTCGTCATCTTTAACAGCATCCTTTAGAGCAGCTTTACGAGTTGCAGCTACCTGCGTTTTCTCTTTGGCTTTATAAGCTTCAATAGCTTCATTAGCCTTAGTTAGCTCAACTCTAAGTGGAGCTACTGCCTTTTCGATATGTGATTCAAGGTCAGCTTTTTGAATCATATCTGTAGTTTTTTCAGACATTTTAGTTAAGTCCTCTTTGGGTTTTTCGTTTTGTTTAGGAAGTTTTTTATCATCGGTTGATGAAGACAGGGCTTTTTCGATCAATAGCTGATCTTGTAGAAGTGTGTCGAACTGTTTTTCGCTTACTTCTGAAAGAGCCTTAGTCATATCTTCTGCTTTGAAAAGTGATTTCATAATCTCAACAGAGTCAATCTGGCTTTGGATAAATTCTTCGTAACTGTCAACCATCTGGTCTTCCGTCATTTCAGTTTCATAACCAAGGATACGAGCAAGAACCTCTGCATCTTCGTAATACAATCCGAAGAATCTTCTCAGAAACTCTTGAATGGTCATTGTTACGTTGACCATGTCTGCTTTCTCTACGAAGGATATTGGGATGCCTTTTGTAGATTTAGTAATAAGTGTTTTATAACCGTTTGCAGGTCCACCCATTGCAGGGCCAACCAACGAAACATGACTACCTTCAGCTTCAAAATTAAAGCTTTTTAACTTTCTCTTAGGTTGCATTAGCGTAATTCTCCTTAAATTGTAACCACTCGCTGTCTTGTTTTGGGTTGTATCCCTTCCTAAACTTTCTGATCATTGTGTCGATACTCCAATAATTTAAAGTAGCGTCAGAAAGTCCTCGGTAAACGGACTTAACGCCGTTGGCCTTATTTGGGAGAGAAAAGTAGAAGTCATAAATTAAGTCGGCTTTGTACCAAGTCTCTGGAGAAGAGGTTGTTTGGTTCCAAGCAGGTGTTTTGTACATTGGATTTCCACTACCTGTTCTTTCTTTTGAGAGCTTTAACCTACTTTCTTTAGACATTACCCAAGTTTTTCTTATTTCTGCGAGCTTATATTTAGTTGCTTGGGTAGTTTTCTTCCGTACATTGGTGGTTTGTCTCCCCCAACTCTAATATTCCACCCGCTGTTGGGGGTAGGTCTTAAATTGCCCTCTAACTCTAAACAGTATTCTAGAGAAGCGACACAGATGACTCTAAAGCTTACCTTACTCCAACCGCCAAGGTCTTTTACTGCTTTATAGATCTTTGCACAACCACCCCCACCGTCTCTCAAGAATTTACTGTAGTTCCACTTGTGAGATTGTAATCGCACCTCGGGTGTCTTTGATGTGATTCCCACATAACCTTTAGCTAAATCTTGACAAGTGCCTATATGGTAAACAAAAGCTTTCTTACTCAAGTTAAATCCTCGTAGTTGGCGAGGCAACTGATGCTAACACCGTTGATGTCGCCCGACTTAATCAGACCCCAAATTTCATCGTCCTGAACTTGCCAGACTTGTAACCAACTACCTTTATTAACCAGCGTCTCTCCCAGATAGAACTCTGTGGGCGCAATATAAGACTCTGCAATAAATGCTTGGTCTGTATCTTCCATATGAAATAGGTTAGCCTTACGGCAGTGTTCATTGAAATTATGGCAAGCCTTAGTAACTTCTACAGAATCGTAGGTGTCCCCGTGGAGGTCAGTCTCGTCTGGTGAAAGAACCAAAAAGGTAGCTTGTTTTAATTCTTCATCATATGCTTTAGAAACTGAGATACCGTCTTGACTTTTTTCTGTTATAACGGCACCATCTTCTTGACCAAAGCATTTAGATAGAAGGGCAGTTAAGCCCTCCATAAATTTACGTTCGTTATTCATAGTTACCCCGTATTGTTAGCATTGTTGGCTGAAGTATCTGTACTAGCAGGATCATCTGCTTCACCGTTACCTGAACCCTTACCCATACCTTGGCCTGCTTTTGAATCACCATTAGGTAAGTCATCTTTATTCACAGGAGCCTCTTCATCGAGAGGATCAACTTTAAATACAGATGTTCTAATCTTATTCATTACAGGTCTGTCTGCTTCAATAGCATTTACAGAGAAGATACGTTGGATAGCTTTTGAGTACTCTTCAAGATCAACTTCATCCAGCTTACCAAACTTAAAGTAAGGTAGTTCTGTATCTGACCAACCATTAAGCCTAAATGTTTGTGGGATAAGGTCGTTGTTTAAAGTATCAGCAATTTCTTGAAGTCTGGCCTCAACAGCCATAGACATAAGGTTAGTCTTTGCGCCAGCAAGTGCAAAAGAACCTACTTGATCCTGACCCATTTTAAGGAAGTCAGCAAACAACAGTGTAAGTATCTTGTTGTCCCAGCGTCTAATAATCTTGTCTGTGTCGTATTGCTTGCCACCTTGAACACCCATAAGTTCGAAGTCAAACATAGGTTGCTTTGATTCCGGATCGTGGGCTTGTGGTAGAACTAGACCTGCTTGCTCGTTGTTGTGAATATTACGGATTATTTTTGATAGTAATCGTAAATAGCTTTCTCATCAGGAGTAGCATCTTCAGACATGTAACGAGGTGGAATCTTTATTACGGGCATACCAACCATATCACGGCTGATACCAATAGCTTCTTGCTCTTCAATAAGACTACGATACTTCCAAGCGAAATAAACTTTCTTAAGAGGGCTATTGCCTTCTGGATTATTCTTTTTGGGTTAGTTCTAAATAGTAAAAACTTATTGCGAGGGATCTCTATCTTGTTTGAAGTAGTAAGTAGATTTCTGAATCTATTCAGATCGTAGCTGGCAGATAAATCTTGCGAAACTCCGATAACATCCCTTCCGTCTTCTGAGAAGAGAAACTTCTCGATAGTGTCCTGAGAGCGTACAGGAAGCTTCTTCCAACCTACAAGCCCATCGGTGTACTTTGACCCACGTTCTTTTAAACGCTTTCTATAGACCTTCTCATGGACCGAGAAGCCGTAGGTCATAAACGATGTAGTCTCTTGGATGAAGTTTAACCAAGTGTGCTCCATATCGTTACGGCACTGTTGGATAAACTTTGATTTCTTAATCTGATCTTCCGTGGCATCGTAAGGAGCTTTTACTTCCCACTCAACTCGTGAGATCATCATTTCAAATAACTCTAAGGCAGACGCGATGGTTGCATCATAACCCATTTGCTTGTAGGTGGTTATAACTGAGGGCCAGCGTAGTTCGCGCTTCATTTCCTCGTAGATTATATCGTTACTTACTTTCAAACCTACAGTTGAAACCTCACCCATTCTAAGTCTTTCGGGGGATTTTTCACCAGATTGTAAATCGAGATTATCTTCTGCCATGAATTATCCTCACGTATAGTTTAGAGTGAATGGGTTAGTCTGTGTAAAATTTGGTAACTTAAAATCAGGCAGTGTGATAGACTGCGTTAAGGCCCAATAAGCATCCGAAGATGCGTCTACTTGCAAAATTATCTTAACCATAGCTCGTTAGACTAAGGCCATCTTTTTATTTTGAGTGAAGGGTTTACCGTTCTTAGCGCCCATACTTTTATTTTCACGCTCTGTAATAAACTTGCAAGTTTCCTTGCTGTAAACCTTACAACCCTCTACAATAGTATCTTTGTCTAGGTTGTATTTTAGTCGGTTGCTGTTCTGACCTTCAAGCCAACCTTCAAAATTATCTAGAGTTTGTATGTCCTCTATGAACTTTGAAAGGCAATGCCAGCTAGGGTCTACTGTAACCTTACCAAAATAACCTCGGGTGTCTGCTTCACAGTAGCAACGCTTTAGCATGTTCTGCCAGAGCTGCTTTGCCTGCTTCCAGAAGACAACCTTCTCAAACTCTCCGTAATATCCTTTACCATAAATAGATGCAGCGTATAGGTCTCTAACCTTACCTGCCTTTATGTTATCTATGTTGGCTTTTCTTACAAAACCTGTCTGCTCAAACTGGATTATACATTGCTTACCAGTTTGATTTAGGATACTGAAATTAAGTCCTGAATTTGATACGTATTGATTGCCCATAGAAATTCTCCTATAGTTAAAAGATGCTGCATATTGCCATGCAGATGAGACTATATCTTCAAAAAAAACGTATTACCGTTTTAATTGCCTGCCGCTTCGAGTCACTTGACTCTACATAATAGTCGTTGCACGTTCAATTATAAACAGTGTTTATAAAAGCTTCGCTCAGTATTGTCCAAACCATTTGGCTTGGAGGTTCACTGAATTCAACAGGTTTATAGACGACCAAGTTTTTTCTAAATCGTCTTTCTTATTACGACTGCCATCAAAAGATTCAAGCTCATCAATGTAAGTATCATTCCACTGCCCTGTGACCAGCTTAACAAAGCCAGCTTCAGAAACTGAAGTGTAGGGGGCAAATCGGGTTAACTTATTTTGATTAGTTGTTTTGACTTTCGAGTAGTACCCTAAGTCTGCGAGGTCACGTACAAGTTGTTGTGCGTAAGCCTTACCAGCAGCTCCGGGGTCAGCAGGAATAATAATTTGTGTGTCTGTACCGTCTTGTTTAGCACACCTAACAATCTCTTGGAATACACCTTGAAATCTATCACGGAATCGACTGACATCTTCTACGATGTATGTGTCTTCCTCGTCTAAGCTCATTAGCACACCAACAGTCCAGTCTGGATTTGGGTATGTTTCTGATGGTAGACTTCCTGATATGTCCCAAGCTCTGACTCTCTTCTTAACTCTGAGAGGTCTTTGAGGTATCATTTCAACCCATTCTTTCTTCCAGTACCCTGAGTCTTGTGCTCTAGCGAACCAAGAACCGTGTAGAAGTCTTTCCTTCTCAACACGACCAAGAGACTCAAGTGTGTCTACATAGTCAGGGTTGTTCTCCATAAGTGGAGGGTTATCGTAGATGTTAGCAGGAATGAACTTGAAAGACTTAATACCTTTTGGGCCATATAGTTCAATCAGTTCTTCTCTTGAGTTTGCCCATATGTACTCGTCACCTTGTCTTTTAAAGTAACGAACAACACCTGCTTTTTCTGGAAGGGGAATACCTGTGATTGGATCTAAGTACCACTCAACCCACCTACGTAAAAAACTATCATAGTCTGGGTTACAAGTAATCTTCATCTGTGTTTTGTGCGTATAGTTAGCACTACGAATACGAGATCTTAGATAATCGACTTGAGTTTCTGTGAAGTGAGTACCTTCGTCAAATAGTACGAAAGTATACTGAGCACCCTGATGTGAATATTTATCCTTCTCCATTTCTAAGTGGGAGAATTTAAGGGTTGCGCCTGATGGGAAGACTACGGTTTTTTCTTTTTCTTTAAAGGTAACTCTACGGTCAAAGTTTTTATACATTTGACGAGCAGTGTCCCACAGACCACCACCAGCAGTAATCTCTGGCATAGTTCTTCGGAAGATAACACCACGAAAGTTTGGATCAGATACGAATAGAAGCGGAGTCATTAAACCTACATAGCTTTTACCGCTACCGGCTGCTCCACCAAATACCGTAATGTCCGCATCACTTAACAAGAAGTCTTCTTGTCTAGGACTGGCTGGACCTACTTTATCTGCCATATTGTTGCCTCAGAAATAGAGACAAATAGATGTAATGTATCAATACTAATATTGTACAGGATATTTCATATTTGTCAATAGGTTAGTTGAAATATATTTTGAAATGGTAAGGGCGGGGGGAGTCGAACCCCCAATCCGTTAAGATGGTAAGTTTTAAGCCTACTGTGTATACCGTTCCACCACGCCCTCAGAGTAAGCCGAACCTTTCGTTGGCATTCCGTAAGATAAACACCACTTTCTTATTGCATTGTCAGAAACAGAGAACATTTTACCTACACCTACCCTCGAAAAGTTGTGCTTTACGAGTAAGTTTCTTAACTCTTCTTCCGTTGGTCTAACAACCTTAATCTTTCTTTTAAATGCCTTTCTCTTCTTCTGAAATCTTATACTTTGACACATAGACCTCCAGAAGTTTATTTGGCGCTTCGCCAGAGTGTCGAACTCCGCTAACAAGCTTTGGAGGCTCGTGTGTTCCCAGAACGTAAGGTGTAAAGTGGAGGAGAGAATCAGAGTCGAACTGACAACGTTTCCGATGGCATGTATGTTTTCAAGACATATTGGCTACCACTAGCCGCTACTCTCCATGTTTGGTACTCAGGGAGAGACTCGAACTCTCAATCACTTGGACCTAAACCAAGCGGCTATGCCAATTCGCCTACCTGAGCATAAATCGGTGGAGGAAGATACTGGTAACGATCCAGACACGCTATAAACATGCGTAACGCTTAGCAGGCGCACCTTACAACCTTGTAAGTTTATCTTCCAAAATTAGGAGCAGAGTTAGGGATTCTAACCCTTGGTGGATGCTGTGGATAACCCGTAACACCTCTTATTGATTCTTACCAGAAAGCACTGGGCTTATCTGCATAAATTGGTGGAGCCATAAGGAATCGAACCTTATTCTTCTGTGCTTCAAACAGACGTAGTGACCACATCTACCATAGCTCCGAATTCTGAATTAGGGGAGCTTCTCTCAACTCCTTGTCACACCACTAGCCCATTCACACTATAGTGCTATCAGCAGGAAGGTGTCTCCCCCAACAACTTGCCAGCGTTTACTGGTACGGCTTGTTGGCTAATGAATATGGTCGGCTTTTTGTCTATACTCGCTGAGAACATTCCGATAAAACTCAGTTCATGCTGGCGCTACCAGACAATATGGTTGCGGGAGGTGGAGTCGAACCACCGTACTTCACCTTATGAAAGTGAGCTGGAACCACCTCCAGTCTACCCCGCATTATTTATTAAAATACTGTTCTATCTTAGGAAGCAGTCTTAGAACTTTCTCAGGCGTATCTCCTAAGAAACCA